ACTCGGTCGAAGTCCAATACCAATCATCGGCAATGGGTTGGCCACCTGCTTTCTCCAATGCTGCATTGACCTCCTTACGATGTGTGAAGATAAACAGCATTTCACCCATGCTTGGAATGTACCAACCATCGCTCAGGCTGATATTGTCAGACAGTCCGACGGCCTTTAGGTGTTCGGTGTTCTTCTGGCCGTTCCAATCGGCCACGGCATCAATGCAGGTGTCAATGTAGTTGCCTTTGAGGTTCGACGGGTCTTTCTGTTTGGTCAACGTCGTTTCCTCACCATCGTTGCAATCTCGGAGTGCAATAATGATACTGCGCTCACCCTGCACCAACAAAACGCCCATTGCATCCTCTGGGGGTGTCAACGTGGCCTTGTACGGCACAATGGTCTTTTTCTCATCGTCGCAAATGTAGTAAACACCATCCTTTGGGTGTTTGCCATTTGTCGGTACTGATGGGGTCGGGGCCTCATCTTCCACCATGAATTTGTACATTTCACGGCAAACCTCGATGCTCTTTGGTTCGTCACTGATGGCAAACTCTTTCAAAAGTTCCATCTTTAATTTCTGATTCTCTGTCATACGATAATTAAATTAGGGGTTGTTAAACTAATCTTTCAAATAATAAGGTGTGGTGTAACCTGCACCTTTGAGGGGTAAATCCGCACACCAATCAATCGGGGTGCTAAACAGTGCCTCCACGTCGGCCAACGTCTGGTCGGGCGTTGCCTCGACAATGATTTCATCATGGATATGGAAAACCACGTTGAGGTGCTGTTGCCTGGCCCTCAGAATGACAATGCCCAATATGTCACGGGCAATGGCTTGCACAATGTTCTCTGTGAGTTTGCCGCCATACGTTCTGACGTTGCCCCATTTCTTAGTGGTCTGGTTCAAACCCTCATACTCAATAATTTCATGGTCGCCACGCCATCCGTCGCCATATTCAATGCCAACATTCGCTCTGGGGTAACAGATAACACGGCCAGACGGCAATGTTATTGTTAGCATCCCCCATCGCTTGCCAATCTCAATGCCACGATGTACGGGTACGGTTTTTCCCGTCTTTATGGCTGTAATGGCAGCTTTCTCGATCGTGGCCCACATCTTCACAATTTTGGGGTTGGAATTACGCCAAAGATTCACGATTTCCTTTTCTTCGGATTCTGTCAAACCTAAACGCTTGCCACCCATTGCCTCCAATGCAGACACACCGCCACCATATCCCAATGCCAATGTTGCAATCTTGCCTTTCTGCCTCAACTCAGCATTTTGGCCGTGCTTCTCGACGGGCTTGTTAAACATCTGGCTTGCCGTGGCGCAATAGATGTCGCCACCTTGCCGGAATACGTCCAACACCCATTGCTCACCTGCCAACCATGCAATCACACGGCACTCAATGGCTGAAAAGTCACACACATGAAACGTGTGGCCTGGTGCTGCAATGAACGCTGTGCGGATTAACTCACTGAGTACATAGGTGACGTTGGCATAATTCATTTCAAACTCTGTCAAATCACCCTGACGTACCAAATAACGGGCATCGTCCAAACTTTCCAAATGGTTCTGTGGTAGGTTCTGCACCTGCACCAATCGGCCTGCCCATCTTCCTGTACGTGCTGCACCGCAAAATTGCAAAAGTCCGTGAATACGGCCATCATTGCAAACGCATTTCAACATGGCTGCATACTTCTTATTGCTGGTCTTACCCATTTCACGGCGCAATGCCAAAATCTTCTGAGCCTTTGGCCAATACTTCAATTGGCCGTCCAACTCATCCAGATTCTTTTTGTTGAGGCTGGCCACGGTCATGCCCGTAACCTTGGAAATATAGGCTTTCAATTGGGCTGGGCTGTTGGGGTTCTCCAATCCGCTTATGGTCTTTGCCTCTTGCAGCAACTCGGCCTTAAACTCATCGTCAAACCTTGCAGCGGCCTCAACCAACGGCAAATCAATCATCACACCACGGTCATTGATTTCTTGGTCGGCAATGTACAACTCATCGTCAAATGCAGGGGCCTCCAGACGGCGCACTTTGGCCAAAATCTGTTGCTCAACCTCCACGTCTCTGATATTGTACTTTTTGAATACCTCCCAACGGTCGGGCGCGTCGCTTGGTAAATGCCGCTTGCCGTTCTTGCCGGGGATGGAGAAATAACGGATTAGGATTTTGCCCTCTTTCATCTTACCATCGGCCAATTTCAGCACCTCACCGCATTGCCCCAATGACAGCGGCAAACCCATACGGGCTGCACGTACCATCGTGCATTTCCATTGTGAGGCTGGCAATGGCTCTGGCAATCCCATCCACTTGCTGATGCAAATACGCTCAAATGCAGCGTTAAACGCTGTCTTTGTCACGGATGGGTCTGTGAGTGCTGCCATAACATCGGCTGGCAATTCTTCACCCTGTGCCAAATCCACACATACGACGGGGCCACCATCCACGCTATATGCAAAAAGCAATATCATGAAATCTGGGGCTTCAACGTATTTGTAAACTCCGCAATCGGCCAAATCGTTGCTGCTGTACGTCTCGATGTCAATTCCTAATTCTTTCATTCTCTCTGTTATTTAAGAATGGCCGTGGGTGTTCCAACGCTTTCTTTAATCCCATGTGGGTGTTGCCACTACCACCACCCACGGCCAATCATTCACGGTTTACAAATCCTCATCATCTTCATCATCCATCGGGATATTGCCAAATGCCTCGCTCTGGCTGACGCTGCCGCCAAACTGCTCATCATCCTTGCACTTACGCACGGCCTCCAAAGCTGCTGCAATGCCACACTTACCATTGACCTTGTAGCCATAGAATGTGACACACACCCATGCCCACACGCCGCTGTAAATCTCATCCTCATCAATGATGGGCTGGCCGCTTCGGTCGGTCACGCTGGGTTTCTTGCCTGTCTTGGCGTTGATGTAAACGTGGCCCTGGTAGGCTTCATCGTCTTTGCCCTCACCATCACGCAATGGGTAGGCATCCGATGTTTCATCAATCTTCGGCTTCTTACCTCCCCAATACTTCGTAATGGCTTGGTCGTAGGCGGCTTTGATGCAGCCTTTGAGGGCTTCAACCGTCTCTTTCTGGCTCTTCGGAATGAGTATGCCCGTTTGGTACTTGGCACGGCTTTCGTCACCATCGGGGCCGGTGTACTTCTCGAAAAGATGTGTGTAACTCAATCGGCACGGGCCGATTACAACTGTACGCCCGTCGTTCTTGGGCAAAATGTTCGGTTTCATCATAGTTGTAATGAAATTAAAAATTAAACTTTAGTTATTATTCGCTTAAATCAACTTTGGAAAAATCGTCGGTGTCTAACTCCGGCCTCTTGTCAGATTCAGGCACTAACGTCGGCTTGCCTTGGGGCTTGTCAATCCACTCACCGCAAATCTCGGCAAATCGTTTCTTGCCAATGATTTTCTCCAAATCGGTAATGGTTTTCAGTTCCCTTGGCTTCATGTAGGCATCTTCGGCAAACTCGGCCTTGGATAATGCGCCCATCACGGCCTCTTGGTCTGTGATTTTGCGGACACTGCGCCCTGCAACCAACTTGAAACCTTGGTACTTCTGGCCGTTCAATGCCTGCTCCAACGTGTACTCATCCACGCCCTTAATCCATGTCTTGATTGTGTCTAACATGGGCAAAACGCGGCTGGCCATTTCTTCGGGGCTGATTGTCTTTGGATCGGGGTGCTGCTCCACGGCTGCAAATGTGAGGTCGGCCAATGCCTTGCAGGTCGCTTTGACCTTGCAGAATTGACACCATTCGCCGGGCATCTGG